CAGCGAAAACAAATACACCGCCCTCGCAAGAGAGGTTATGTCCGCTAAAGCACCTGAGATTGTCAACAAGGTCATCGAGAAAGCTATGGATGGAGATGTTCATTGCCTGAAGATGTGTATGGACAGAATATTACCTGTACACAAAGCGATTGATCCTAACCGTGTTAAGAACGATTCCCAAGTCATTATTAATGTTGCTTCCCTAGATTCTATTCAGCAGTCGATTGATGTGACTCCTGATGATGATTTGGTTGAGGTCGAGGAAAAGGATGACGATGAAGTTATTGTGAATGTAGCGGAAGAATAATGGAATTCTATTCAGATTGTTGTGGAGAGCCAGTTTACGGATTAAATACTAATACTTGTAGTTACTGTGGCTCTGATTGTAAGGCTCTAAGTTGGGAAGAATACTTAGAAGAACACCCAAATGACCCAAGATAATATATGACAGAACCTAAATTCGACCTAGATGTTGTTTTATCTCTATTCGATGGTATAAGCTGCGGTCAAGAAGCACTCAGAAAGGCTGGTATCTCAACTCGTATTTACCTGGCTAGTGAAATAGAGAAATATCCTAAACAGATTACAAGAAAGAATCATCCATTAACAGTACAGTTAGGTGATGTGACTAAGGTCGTGGCTGATGACTTACCTCATGTCAATTTACTGATGGGCGGATCTCCATGTCAGGGATTTTCATTTGCTGGTAAGCAACTAAACTTTGATGATCCTAGAAGTGCCTTATTCTTTGAATTTGTAAGACTACTTAAAGAATGTAAGCCAGATTACTTTCTGCTTGAGAATGTGATGATGAAGCAAGAGTATCAAGATGTTATTACTGAGCATTTAGGTGTAGAGCCTGTGATGATTAATAGTTCGCTTCTTTCCGCCCAAAATCGTAAAAGGTTGTATTGGACAAACATACCTGGAGTGAGTCAGCCCGATGATGAGGGATTGTTTCTTCAAGATATTCTGGATTATGAAGAAGATAAAACTTTGTCTGATAAAGAAATGGCTTTTATGCTTAGAAGTGAAAGCACCAAAAAACATCTGCCAAGACTTAAAGCAAGAGCAAGATATGAAAATCAAAAATCTAATACTTTAACTTACTCAATGCACAAAGGTGTTCCTTATGGTGTTGTTGGAATAACTCAACCTAAAGATAAAGGCATATTGCTAAAAGATGTTTTAGATTATTCAGTAACAGAAACTTTGTCTGATGAGGCAATGGCATATATGTTGCGAAGTGAAAGCACTACAAAAAATATTCCTAGACTTGGGGCTAGGGCGAGGTATGAAAATCAAAAATCTAATACATTAACTACCTCACTAGGAAGTGTTCCTCATGGTGTTGTTGGAATAACTCAGCCTAGAGAACCAAAAGTATTAATTGTTCCTGAAAAAGTTAAGGTCAGAAAGCATGAAGTAGATATACCTAAACTACAAGCGTTACTTAAAGAGCATAGAAAACCTATGCGAGAAATCTCTAAGTCTTTAAATGTTAAAAAAACTACAGTTGAGCATTGGTTTAGAACAGACAATTGTTTTTCTATTCCTGATGCTGATGTTTGGTTTAATCTTAAAGAATACTTAAATATAAACACAGATGAGTTTGATGCCTCAATAACTGAGTTTGAAATAAGAGATGGCAGATACGATATGGCTGATCGTGTTTACAATCCTGAGTATAAAGCCCCAACAGTTGTTGCTAGTAATGTTTCTAAAGTGCTAACACCACCAACATATAGAAAACTAACTCCTAAAGAATGTGAAAGATTACAAACCTTACCTGATAACTATACTGAGGGAGTTAGTAATTCACAGCGCTATCGTGCTTTAGGTAATGGCTGGACTGTTGATGTCATAGTTCACATACTTCAAGGTCTAAAACAACAAACAAAAGTGGTTGCTGCATAATGGCAGAATTAACAATTGATCTACACCCAGCTCAGTTAAAAATATTTCACTCCAATAAACGATTTAAAGTAGTTGCTGCTGGTAGACGATTTGGTAAGTCTTACCTTTCTGCCTGGTTATTATTAATTAAAGCGATTCAGTCTGAAAGTAAGGATGTGTTTTATGTCGCACCTACCTTTCAACAAGCTAAAGATATTATGTGGGCGATGCTTAAAGATTTAGGTAAGGACCTAATTGCCCAAGCACATGAGAATACCGCAGTTTTAACTTTAATTAATGGTCGTAAGATTTATTTAAAAGGATCAGACAGACCTGATACGCTGCGTGGTGTTGGATTATCCTTTTTAGTTCTTGACGAGTACGCATCGATGAAGCCAGTTGTGTGGGAACAGATATTAAGACCTACTTTGGCTGATGTTAAAGGTGAGTGCGTAATGATTGGTACTCCCGCAGGTAAGAATCATTTCTATGACATTTACAATGATGCTTTGGAAGATGATGATTGGGATGCGTTTCAATTTAACAGTACAGATAATCCGTTCCTACCTGAAGAAGAAATAGAAGCAGCAAGAAAAACAATGTCCTCTATGTCGTTTAGACAAGAATTTGAGGCATCTTTTGAGACAGGTTCAGGTGGAATTTTTAAAGAGGAATGGTTTAAGGTTGATGATGAGCCAGAAGAAGGTAATTTTGTTATCGCAATTGATCCTGCTGGCTTTGAGGCAATCGAACAAGAGAGAAATCTTAAACGCTCGAGGTTAGATGAGACTGCTATAGCCATTGTCAAGATAGATCGTGATAAGTGGTGGGTCAAAGACATTCTTCATGGTCGTTGGAACATTAAAGAAACTGCAAAAAAGATTCTTTACTCTGCGATGAAAGTCGAATCAGCTACCGTAGGCATAGAAACAGGCTCACTTAGAAACGCAATCTTGCCCTATCTTGAAGATGAGATGAGAACTGAGGGTAAATGGGTCAGCATAATTGAAATCAGACACGGTGGTAAGAAGAAAAACGACAGAATTACTTGGGCATTACAAGGAAGAATGGAGCATGGGCAAATTACATTCAATCCTGACAGAGATTGGAAAACTTTTACAAGTCAATTAGTAGATTTTCCTAATCGTATGGCACATGATGACCTACTAGATGCCCTAGCCTACATTGACCAAGTTTCTGTTGCTGATTTTGCACACTCTATAGAGCTTGATGACGATTGGCAGCCTACAGATGCTATAGCAGGATATTAATATGGAAGATGATTTTGATTTTGAAGATTTAACAGAAGAAGAATTAGACGAAATATTAATATATTCTGAGTCTAAAGATAACTTTAAGCTGAGATATGTTATTGCTTGTAGAATTATTGCTAACATGATTGAAGAAATGAAGTTTGAGACCTTTTCTAGTTCTGAAATGGTTGATATGACTATCTGTAAGATGCTTTTGGATGGTTATATTGAAATAGAAGAAGAAGAAAGGAAAATTCATTAAATTAGACTGTAGCCACGATTATTGTCTACCCTACCCTACCCCTACCTAAACTAAAATCTCTTAAATAAGCCAAGTATTTTAAGCATAAGGTCATATTACGGTATAATATAAGGGAATTTCATATATCTTTATTAAGGACAACATGAACTCGTATGGATAAAGAAACTAAGTACCAAGCATTAGCTGGATGGCTTAATCATAGGCTGGAAACATGGCGAACCCATAGAGATATTAACTACATCCCACAATGGGATGAATACTATCGCCTGTGGAGAGGTATATGGCTGCAAGAAGATAGAACAAGACAGTCTGAAAAGTCAAGACTTATAGCTCCCGCCCTACAACAAGCTATTGAGTCATCTGTAGCCGAACTAGAAGAAGCAACTTTTGGTCGTGGCAAGTGGTTTGACATACAAGATGATATGCTAGACCAAGACCCAAGTGATGCTGAGTATGTTCGTAACTTACTGCAAGAGGACCTTGAAAAAACTGGCTGCAAAGATGCAGTTTGTGAGGTCTTTTTGAATAGTGCCATTTATGGAACGGGTATAGGTAAGATAGTTGTTGATCAGACTATCGAAAAAGCTCCCGCAGAAGTGCCAGTCGCAGGCACTCTCACTACCACTCGACAATTGGTCGAATACCCTTCCATTGATGTGCGTGTTGAACCTATTAGTCCTAAAGAATTTCTTATTGACCCTAGTGCTAACTCGATTAATGAGGCTTTAGGTGTCGCCCACGAGGTTATCAAACCTAGATACCATGTTGTAGAAGGCATACGCTCTGGTATATACAGAGATGTACCGCTTGATGGTGATTACCAAACTGCAAGAATAAGTTATGATCCTGAAACAAAGTCTGCTGATGAATCAGATTCAGTTAAGATTTGCGAATATTGGGGATTAGTACCAAAACGCTTTTTAAAGCCAGGTAAAGATAAAGACGACTTTGAATATAAGAAGTCTGACGAGCTTGTAGAAGCTGTAGTTACTATCTGTAATGACGAACACATACTAAGAGTAGAAGAAAACGCTTTTATGATGGAGGATCGCCCTTTTATCTCATACCAACATGACATTGTGCCTAATAAGTTTTGGGGCAGAGGTGTAGCAGAGAAAGGTTATAATCCACAAAAGGCATTAGATGCTGAAATGAGAGCAAGAATTGACTCACTAGCACTCACAACAACACCAATGATGGCTGCTGATGCTACAAGACTGCCACGAGGTATTAAGTTTGA